ACTAAGCGCGTCTCCTGAGACGCATCTAGAGTTAACGGTTCAGTCATGTCTTAGGTTGTGACTTATCGATTACTTTAACTCCATCTGTTGGTAAAATCTTTAATCCGTTCTCAACTCGAATTGTTTGAACGTTACCTGCGTTGAGAAGCATCTTTTCAATGTCACTCTTAGTCATAGGCTTATCATCTCCATTAGCTTTATAAGTTCCATCACCTCTCTTTTTAGCTGTATCCAAGCCGAAGGAAGCTAGAGCTCCGGTAAAAATACTGGCGACGAAAGTTATATCGCGAGGTTCTTGCTTACCTAGTCCTGGGATAGTCAAGTAGTTCAAAGAAATGATGAATCCGGCCCATACGACTACCCCAAGTCTGACAAATGTACCCAATATGGCTACTTGTTCCTCTTGATCGTCTATTGCTTCACGCAATTTACCGAGAGGACCTTTAGGCTTTTTAGCCTTGTCATCTTTAGTAGCAGTGCCTGTTGTTGGTGCTTCTGTCATAACAACTAAATCGTCAACTCTACTGTAGAGAATTTTTGTGGTGTCCTTTATCAACCGTGCAAAAATATGAAATTGCTCGGGCC